GAGCTTCTGAGATAAAATTATCTGAGAAGTATAAGAAAGCAAGACGACTGCTCCTGTTGTGGAATCGTGTCCGCAGGGATTGGAAGGCTCAGACAACTGCGCTCTCTGAAAACTCTGTGGATAAGATTTCACTTCTGGAGAAACGGAGGAAAGCTTGGCAAGAGCGGAAACCGCTGGCTGACATGTTTGGAAGGTCTCGGGAGGAATACGATTTATCTGATGAGGTAAAGAAGATTACAATTGAGAAGGCTCTAAACAAAAATCTCGGCGTTGTTATTGAGAAGGAGACTAACTATCTCCCTAGGCCGTTTACGTACAAGAGAGAGCTTAGCCAACAGGAGAGGAGAATGCTTCCACTCCCTATTACATCAAAATGTAAGTGGGTGGGACTTACTCCCTTCCCGATTGGTGGTAGGCCACAGAAAGTGCGTGAACCTCTAGGATGGTATGATGGTTTCCTTAGTTCTCCTGAGCTAAGAGGAGATCCCGTTCTGAGTAGTCGTATCGAGCTTCTAGGAAACTATTCACGTTACACCCTGATTGAGGGGGGATGGGCGACCAATCGCACACTTTTAGTGGATATGGCTCAAGAGCCCGCCATTAAGAACGTGCTAACAGTGGAAGCGCTTTTGGAGAGTAGTTTTAAGAGATATGATAAATTTGGTTTCCCTGAGATCAATTGTGACATCTCTAAAAGCTGGCTCTGGAGTGTTACCATGAATAAAATTGCATTTCCCGGAACTTTTACGTCACAGGTGTTTGGGGGTACCAAGGAAAAGGCTTATGGTGGAATGGTTGAGACTGCACGACGGATTTGGGACAAGATAGTGACTTCCAGGAATGGCATATGTGATCTTAGCGTCTGGGCCGTTGGCGGCAGGGCACGACGTCAGGATATGTCGAAGGGAAAAGCACCTGAGTCACGAATTGTGTTAATGCCTGAGGGACCTAGGTCTATTATCTCGGGAGTGTTAGCGACGCCACTTTACAAAGAATTTAAGAGGGTAGTCCTATGTGATCCTAGTAAGGAGTGTTTTATGGGTCATGACACCACTTTGGGGGGCTGGGGACGTATTAGAGATTTTACTGCTCCTGGCAACCAAGTACTAGAACTGGACTGGAATAAGTTTGACTCTACTGTGCTTGAGCCTGTTATGGTTGCGGCCTTTTGCTTGTTGAGATCTTGTTTTCCCGTGTCGAGTAAAATCGACAAGATATTTCTTTATGTGATGTCTGGGTTTATTTATAAGAATATAGCTATAAAGCAGAGGTTCATTTATCGCATCACTCAGGGCTTGCCTAGTGGAGACCCGCTTACTTCCATAATGGTTACTGTATGCAACTGGATTTGTCTAAACCATACTTTACTCACTACTGGGATTTTCGGTGTGAAGGCTCCGGATGACTTTAAGCTTGCTGTTGCTGGCGATGACACCCTGATTTCATTCAACTCCTTCCAAGGTTTTAGAATAGAGGACGCCGAAACGGTGTGCCGAGTGTTTCGAGAGACTGTGAACTTGAGGGTAAAACCTGAAGACCTGAATTTCGAGCATTGGGGAGGAGGTGATTTTCATAGTCTAGAAGACGCAGAGTATGCGCCTTCTCTATTGAAGACGACTATATGGCACGGTTTACCAGGTAGGAGAGTGGAGGATATTGTTAAAGTCTTAACTTGTCCGGAGGGACGAGTATGTGACCATGTTGACATCTTCCGACTCTTACAGGGCTACACCCGTATACCTATTACGAATCCTCTGGGGAGGGCGTTTATCCGACAGGTTTCAAATTACATAGCTCGAGTCATTGACGAGACTGAAGGCTGGCGGACATATACTGATGTTTTCAATGCTTTCTCGGACACATATTACGATCACCTCAGTGACGAGCTTATCGTGATGGAGTCTGTACAAGACAGGGCTATGCGAGACCCTCCTTTTCTTAAGAGTGATAAATGGAAGGGGGAAGTGTTAAGTGGAATGAGGAGAGATTTGGCTTTAATGGAGAGCCTAGAGTTATTTGGAGTCCTAGAGACGAGAGTCTCCGAATAGTGT